GGTCTTATGATTATCTTAGTAACCACAACACCTTTTAGTTTTGGTTCAGTCTCTTCATCCCAAACCAACCACAACTGATTATCACCGCTTTTACAAGCATCTAATACATCTTGTGTGTTATAATGATGACCAGAGTATGCTAATGCTTTTGTAATTGCATCATCTACTAAAGCCCAAACTGATTCTATATTTTCTTGAGGTATCTGAACAACACCAATCATGTAACCTCTAAATAACTACATACCACGTGAAGATCGTCAGCATTTTGTGCTTGTACTTTTAGTTCTTCATCTGTGTTCATTACTATCGGATGCGTAAGTAATTCCTCAGTTGTTTTCGCAGTTATGTTTTTTTCTTTAAATAAACTAAATACTGTATTGCTTGTATTTAGTAGTGTAACTGTTATGTGACAAGCATTAGATGTATCATCATTTGACACTAATATGCTTTTGACAATCGTAGTTGTTGCAGCAGGTGAAGTGTATAACACTGTGTCTCCTGTAGACGTTAGGTCTACTTTGCTATTTTTATAGGTATGTGCCATCTTTTAAGTTTTTCCAAAATTCATCTAATGCATTTTCGTGTTCACAATATGCACAATCACATTTACTGCAAGTTTCATCTCTATCACAATGACAAGGATGATTGCAGTTTATGCAAGAAACCATGCTACTACTTCTTGATTTTCAGTGTTGTGATACGTAATAAGTTGATTTGCTAAATCCTCAACAATACGCTGAAAGTCCTCAGTGCTATCAACGTACTGATAGATATATTCTAAGTTTTGTTTACTAGCCATTATCTACCACCAAAAAAGCCTCTTGAAGTTTTAGTTTCTCTAGAAAGTCTGTCTTTTTCTTTTTCTCTTTGTCTATTAAGACCACCTGGATCGGTAACATTTCCAGCTCGGTCTCTTGTAGGACCAGTTGTTGTGCCTGATTGAAAAGCTCTACGTCTTGCAACATCTGCTTGCTCACTTGTTAAAGCTCCACTTGGTCTATTTTTAGCAGCTTCTGCAAAGAAATTAGCACCAGCTTCGTCACCAAATTGGTTGCCTACTTGTTGTGCTAAATCTGATATATTTTGTGGTGTGCCAGCTATAGCATTTCTTATTAGATTACCTGGAGTAGCACTTAATAAACCAGACATAAACTTATTAAATTTATAATCTAAAGAATCTTCATCAAGTTTAGTTACAGTTCCATCTGCATTAATTCTAAAACCTTGATCTCCAACAAATTGAGTTCCTACTGCTCCTAATGGTGCAGATCCACCACGTAATAATCTTTCAAGATTTTCTCTACCATCACCAGTTCTTGTGGTTGTTCTTGCCATAGCTGGAGATGTCATTGGTGCTTGATAGAATTGATTAAAAGCACCTGGATTGTATGTTCCTAAATTACCAAAGTTAAATCCTGCACCTGGTGCAAGACTAAAGTTACCTGGTGTATAAGTAGAACCACTTAAATCAGGCATTTGAAACTGATTATTTACAAATCTGTTTTGTGCAATAGGTTGACCAAATGGTGTATTTACAAAATCTGATGCCTGCATTGGTGTGTAATTACCAAAAGGTGATGAGTTTGCAATGTTCTCAGATAGTAAACCTGCTGATTGTTGTAATTGTTCTAAAAATGTCATCTATATCCTTCTTTTGTAGCTTCTATATCAATACCTTGTGCGTCATTCCATGTCGTGCCTGCTGGTATTTGCATATTAAATTTAAAATATCTTGCACTCTTATGGAACGGTATTGTTCCTGTAGCGTGCATGGTAGCAACTGGTGATGTCGTAGATTGTGAGTCACCTACTCTGTTTCTAGTAGTTAAAGATCCAGTAGCTGATGTTGTGTCCACAATAGGTCTAACGTGTGTTACCAGTGACCTGTTTTGCGGAAATATCTCTGTTTCTCCAGTGCCTATCTCACACTCAAGGTTTGATCCCTCAAATGTTCCAAACTTATGATCGGTGTCAAACACACCAAACGACCTCAACCCACCTATAAATATATCACTATCTAATGGTACATTGATAGCATCTAAGTTATTAGATCCTGTTGATGGATAGTTGTCTAATTCATCTACAGTAAAACCTGGAGATATGTAGTTAAATATAAACTCATGCGATAGTTCTGTAATAGACCATCTTTGAGTTTCATAGTTGTAGATAATAATTTTATCTGTTACACCACTAGCAGTAGATGGATATGACCAACAAACCAATTTATTCGCATAATCTACAGCAGCTTTTACTCTTTCTCTGTGTGCAAATCTAAGATCAGATTTAAAAAATCTATCTACTTTACCATTACCGATAGGTTTAGATGAGTTGCCATCTGTAACTCTAAAACCATCTTCTGATAGAAAATATACAAGGTTACCTACTTTGATAACTGTTTTACCTTGCACTGCACCTATGTTGTCTTCAATACGTCTAAAAGAAAATATTACATTACCACCCCTATAATCCATTCTGGTAATTCTGTTTTCTTGAAATATCAAACCAAACTGTCCACCTGTTACACCAGTAATTACACCGCCCTCTGGCAATGTTTCTGAGTCAGCCTGATTAACACCTTCTGTCCAAGATGTTGCACTGTTAAAAGATGACCATTGTACTTTGTTTTGAGCTGTTGGTTGAAATCCAGTAACAACAAAATTGTTTACAACTGCTGCGTGTCTGAATGTTGGTGGTGAACCTGAAAGTGCAGCAAAGTCTGTAGAAGTATCAAGTGACCATGTTTGAGGTGCGTCTACACCATTAAAAGCAATTATGCTTTCTCCAAACTTTACAAAATCCCAATAACCATTAGCAGCAGTATTAAAAGTAGTACCACCACTTTCATCAACTACAGAGTTTGCAAGTATTCTATAAAGTTTACTAGAGTCGCCTGCAAAGATACTGACATTACCAGTATCAGATGTAAAAGATGCAGCACCTTGTGCTCTGTTATCCAAAGCATTAGCTGTTGCTTGTGTAATACTTTTAAATGGTCTGTAACTATTTACAGCAGGATATACGTTCTTGGCTTGCGTTGCACCAGGATTTAAATGATCTGGTAAATCAGGCAGCCACTCTCCAAAGGGTACTTGCATTATTTTACGTTATCAAAATTGTTTATATTTATTCCAGTTCTTTGAACTAGAGGTGTTCCATTATATTTATCTTTTTCGTCTGCTTCTTCTACTTGTTTGATTGCAGCTTCATATTGTGCCTTAAATTGTGCAACAGATCCTTGATCCATTCCTCTGATAAATGTAGATGCAAAATATAATGCACCATACAAATAAACATCAGGATGATTTGTTAGAATAAAATTTGTAGCTGTGCTACCATCAAGTGAGTCTAATGCTTTGTAAAAGACAAGACTGGCAGTGTAGCTTGTGTCTGGCAACGGACTAAATCTAAAGTTAGATCCTTCTATCGAGTATGCTTTCGGTGTGCCTGTTTGCGATGAACCTTTAGTTTCGTATTGATGAAACGGTGTCATAAACTGTAAAGCAATCTTAGGGTTTTGCACTAAATGAAAACTACGGACTTGTAAAAAACCTGTAGGCAGTGCCTCAGTTTCTGCATCTATTGTAAAAGATGATACGTTTTCCATAGCCCTTATTCTTAATCTACGATTAAGGTCTGCTTCTGTGAGATCAATAAAATCATCAATCTCTGAAGATAAATCATCTCTAGCAAGAAAGTTTGCAATTGCTGTTTTAAGGTTTGTATAGGTGTCTAATGCCATTATAATCTTTTATCTCCTGTTCTAAAGAACATAAACTCGTTACTATTTACCATCTCTCTAATTATTTTTTTCTGTTCATCTTTTGCTACTTTATACCAATTAGAGTGTCCAAATCGTTCTTTTGTTTTAATTTTAAGTGCAATCAAAGGTATCTGAGCTATGCGTTGCATATCTCCTTTTTGTTCCACATTGTTTTGTGACCACTTATTTTGTTCAAGAATATTTGTTGTATCTTGTGTGTTTTTTACAACAAGTTTTCTTGTACCTCGATCTATGTGTATATCTTGATTTTTGTCGTAAGGATTGTTCATATAACAACAACTGTACCAGTAACAGTAACAGTTGCTGCAAAAGTTATAGGACCTGCAAAAACTGCACTTGTAATAATTTGATCTTTATTAATTTCTGTGTCGTGTTCGTGTATTGTTTCGCCTGCTGGTGCGTCACCAATATACTGAACGCCTCCGACTGAAGTTATTGTTGCCATGCTATCTCCTATGTACTAATTGAGTCAACCACTGATACCCACACATCAATACTGTCTGCTGTACCAGCTTGCCCTTTTAAAACATCTCCACTTTGTAAAACAAATTTAGCACCACCTTGCACTAGCTCTACTGAACTTGCTGGTGGTATAGATAAATCTTTTACAAGGTATCTTGTTGTAGAACCACCCTCAGATACAAATACACTTACTGTAACTGTAGTAGTCAAAATGTTTGCAAGTCTCAAACCTACAACAGCATCATCACTGTTTGATGTGTATATTGTTGTAGCAGAGTTTGTAATCTGTGCTCCATTTGATTCAAAATCTTGTGCCATGTTTTCTCCTATAATGCGATTGCCATTGCTACAGCCAGACCTTTACTAGCTTTGGCATCTAATTGTGTTTGAATATCTGAAGTTACAGAGCCTAGATATTGGAACTCTGCACTTGTTACTGAACCATCTGCTATCTTTGTAGCATCAATAGCAGCAGATGCTTTGATGTTTGCGTTTTCAATGTTGGTAATACTATTACCTGTACCATCAGCATCTATTGTTTTGTTTGTTAATGTGTCTGTAGAACTAGCAGTAATACCACCAATGTCAGACAATACTTCAGCAGTTGATCTGCTCTCAAGACCGTTTGCAGTAAATCTAGCATACTCGTCATCAGCAACACTTGCACTATCAATTTTAACTGCGTTAGTATTGCTAATTCCAAAAGTAAGTGATGCTTGTCCACCAATATCACTTAATACTTCACTAGCTGATCTACCTTCAATAGATGTGCCTGCTACTCTAAGAAAATCATCGTCAGCCACGCCTGTAGTAAAGATAGGAATATTTGTATTTGATATACCAAAAGTAAGTGCAGCCTGACCTCCAATGTCACTTAATACTTCTGAGGTGCTACGACTTTCTAAACCATTAGCAGTAAATCGTGCATACTCATCATCTGCAACTGAGCTACTATCTATCTTAACTGCATTGGTATTAGAGATACCAAATGTTAAAGATGCCTGACCACCTATGTCAGATAGAACCTCTGCTGTACTTCTACTCTCCAAACCGTTTGCAGTGAACCTTGCGTATTCGTCATCAGCTACAGAACTGCTATCTATTTTTACAGCATTAGTATCACTAATACCAAATGTTAAGCTAGCTTGTCCTCCAATGTCTGATAGGACTTCTGAAGCAGAACGACCCTCTACACTTGTTCCAGATATTCTTAAAAAGTCATCATCAGCTACGCCAGTAGTAAACTGTGGTACATTAGTGTTACTTATACCAAATGTAAGTGATGCTTGTTTGCCATCAAGCTGTGTTTGTATATCACTTGATACGCCATCAAGTCTTTGAAACTCTGCATTAGATACTGAGCCATCTCCTAGTTTTGCAGCATCAATACCTGTAGGTAAGTTGCTAGCAGATACACTTACTACTAAATCAATAGTACCGTCAGCGTCTTCATAAGTTGCACTAATATCTGTTTCAGTATTGCTACTAAACATAGCACCAACAATATCTTGTATTGCTTCTGTGCTTGAACCTGCATAAGATTTTAAATTTACTGCTGTTATTTTTTTAGTTTGACCTGCATCAGTGTCTACGACTGCAAATACATCATCATCTGCTGGTGTCGATAACGCAGTCAATTCACTAATTTTACTATCTGCCATGTTTTTTCCTTAATGATTGTTTAGCTTTTTTTGCAATACTAACTACTTGGTTCTTGCCCATAACTTTTGCTCTTTGCTCCATTACGGTTAATATTTGTATTTTTCTTGCAAATGGTTTTTTAATATTTTTAACTTTTCTTACTGTAGCTCTAGCGTCTGCTGGCGTTGCAAATTTTATTCTTACAGTGTCTTTGGGATTTTCATCGGTGTAGAGTCTACGACTGCTTCCCTTTGGTTTTTTCCCTGTTCCTATTTTTGGGTCTTTTGCCATTTTGTTTCTTTTTCAAAAGTTCTACGAGTTCTTTAAAAGTCATTTGCCTTGACCTTTGTACCTTTTAAAATTTCTTCTTTTACTTTTGTTTTTTGGTCTTGACCTAATACTTTGTCCAATAGATGTTCTTTTCTTTGGTCCTGCCTCATGTGCTATAAAACTTTTTGCTTTACGTGCCATTAGTTAGGAATAGGTCTACCACTAAATACAGTGCCAACAGCTTGTTCTATTTTTATATTATCTCCTGCTTGTATGAGCAAGTATGTGCCGTCTTCTAATTTTAAATTGTCGTTTGGTGTATCGGTACGTCTATCTCTGTAACGATCTTGTCCTCTATGTGAGAACCTAGTTGCAATGGTCATTGTGTTAGTTCAGATACTCTTGCAGTTCCATCTGTTGAACCCACTCTTAACAAAGCTACTTTTGTAGCAGGTGCAACTCTAAAATATTCTGGTGTAAACGCAGGCACAATTATACTTGATGAGGTTGCAGTCGGTGAAGTAGAGTTCATCTCTACATAAGCATCAACGGTTGTTACAATTCTTATCTCTCTAGTTTGCGCATCAATGGCGTTAGATGTTGCAGCAGATGAGCTACCAACAGCTACGGTTTGTGTAGTTCCTATTTTAAATGTAGTGGGTGCTTTATAATCAGTCATGCTTACTCCGATAATTCTGAAATAAATAGTGAACCATTGCCAGAGTTTCTTATCACAGATATAATATTACCTGGTGCTACTTTAAATATTTCATAATCTTTAGCTTGCAATGGTGTTGACGATGCCGTTGCAGTAACAGCAGGATTGCTAATAGTAATATGACAATCAGTAGTAGCATACAATCTTACATACCTTACTTGTCCTGATATTGCAGAACTGTTTGCAGCACTGGCTGTGTAGTCTACCTTCTGTACGGTTCCTGTTAATTTATAATACATAATGTTCCTTAGAATGATTCTAAAGAGGGA